GTGGTGAAGATTTAGCAAACACAGGTGGATCAGGAGGAGGTGGATCAGGGGATAGCGCCACTCAATATTATGGGGCGGCTGGAAATGCAGGTAGCTACTCTCCAGTTGAAGGATATGCTGGCGGTAACGGTTATGTAGGTTCACCATATCCAAGTGGAGGCGGGGGTGGTGCTTCCGCCGTAGGAGTCGCTGGTCAGGTAGTTGCTGGTGAAGGTGGAGTAGGCGGTGCTGGAAGAAGCTCTAGTATAACAGGTTCGTCTGTAACAAGGGGTGGCGGTGGCGGTGGAGGCGGTTATTCTAGTGCGAGTAGTGGTGGAGCAGGTGGTGCTGGTGGAGGTGGAGACGCGGTAAACGGCGGCGGAACTGCAGGCTCTGGTACTGTGAACACAGGTAGCGGTGGAGGTGGAGCAGGGAGTATTTCTGGTGCAGCGTCTGGTGCTGGCGGTTCTGGTATTGTAATAATTCGCTATAGATTTCAATAGGAAATAAAATGAGTCATTTTGCTGAAATAGACAACGAAAATATAGTTCAGCGGGTTCATGTTGTAGAGCAAGATTTTATCGACAGTGGCAAACTTGGTGATCCATCTATGTGGATACAAACTTCTTATAACACTCGGGGGGGAGTTCACTATGCTTCTAATTCTAATACTCCCGATGGTGGTATAGCCTTGCGTAAAAATTACGCTGGTAGAGGATATACATATGACAAAACAAGGGATGCTTTTATTGTACCGAAACCATATCCATCCTGGTTGCTAAATGAAGAAACTTGCCAATGGAACGCACCAAATCCATATCCAGACGATGCCGCTGATCCAGAAATTTTTTACACATGGGATGAAGATAATACGCAGTGGGTTAGACGTAATAAAAGCGGGACTTGAAACCGAAGTAAGTTGATCGCGATAGGTGATTGTAACAGAACAGAGCGGACAGATTAAGGAATAGCCTATGCGCAAAGTAATAATTTTTCTAGCCTCTCTAGCAGTAGCTAGCATAGCTCTTAACACTCAGGGCCTAAGCGCTGGCTCTGGAGAGCAGCACGGGGCTATGCCAGGTAGTCCTGCGTCAGTTTACTGCATACGAACAACTGAGGAACTAGAAATGCAGGTAAAGCAAAAGGGCTTAAGCTTCCTGTTCAGCGGCATAACAAAAGCAGGCGTACCTCTCTGGTTCTATAGAAACGAGAAGGGCTTCACCGTGTTCTACCGCACGCCCACTCAGCAATACTGCACAACTCCGAACTTCTACGGAGATATCATAGAAACAGCCATCGAGGGTGACCCCACATGACCGTAGAATCTGCAACATATGTCAGCCAGCTGAACGCAGCGTACCCTGCTGCTGGTGACAACATCTCTGAGGGCGACGACCATATAAGATTGGTTAAGTCGGTTCTGCAAGCGCAGTTCCCCAGCCTAGCTACCACAGCTATTTCTCAGAGCAGCGCTCAGATGAACAAGCTAGGCTTTGAAACTGGCACCATTGTCATGTTTGCCTCTGATACAACACCTACAACTGCAACCATCAGTGGTATAAATGATTGGCTCTTGTGCGACGGGTCTGACTATGATCCTGCTGGTACTTATATAGCTCTCTACGGAGTAATAGGCACAGTCTTTGGTACTTCCGGAGGTAACTTCAAAGTACCTGACTTTAGAACATATTTTCCTGTAGGAGTTGGTTCAGGATTTTCTCTAGGAACAGCGGTAAGTGCCAGTGCTGCAGCTGGTTCTGCTGTACTCAAAGTGCAACCTATTAATTTTATAATCAAGACATGAAGTGCGACAACCTAGACTGCACCTGCAACCCTTGCAAGTGTACAACAGACAATCTTTGCATATGTTGTCAGAGGAGTAACTACGATGAAGTATGACACCAGTACGTTTAAAGACGCAAAAAGCATCAAAGAGGTAGGAGATCGTAAGTTCCCTCGCGGTGGCGGTGGCGACTATACCTTGGGCGAAGTTAAAAAGGGTGGTAACGGAAACCGCTACTACAAAGATACGATTTACGGGAAGAAAGGTCAAGCGCGTGTATAAAGCGTATATCTAGGCAAGTGCGTGGATATTAAAGAAAGAGCCAGCCAAGCGTCTATAATTCTGGCAAACCCCATTATACAAGATATGTGGGAAATACTGGAAAAAGATCATATGGAAAACTGGCTCAATGCTCAGTTACACGGCGACAGAGAATCTTACTGGTACAGGATCAATGCTTTGCGCTCCGTAAAGGAATATCTCGAATCATTGGTAGACGCAGATAAGATCGAAAACCCTAGAAAGGGAGAGTAACTACGATGAGCGATGGTCAGACCAATCCGACAGCGGAAGTCGAAAAGCCACAGCCACAGTCACAAATGAATATGTTTGATGTAATGTTTGGAAGTGAAGAAGGCACTAATCCAGAGCAAACATCAGAACCTGCTCAACCAGAAGCGGAAGAAGTCGAAGCAGTAGAAGCAGAAGTCGAGGCGCAAGCCGAGGTAGAAGCCGAAGCTCCTGAAGAACTTCCAGAAGAGGTTGAGGAGCAGTATGAGGTAGAAGAAGTCGAAGCGACTGAAGAAACCAAAGATACTTCCTACCGAGTAAAAGTCGGTGGAGAAGAATACGAGGTCACTCTTGACGAGCTTCGGAACGGCTACCAGCGGCAATCGGACTATACCCGAAAGTCGCAATCTCTTGCAGAACAGCGGAAAACTTTTGACGCAAACTTGCAGGCTGTACAAGCGGAACGCGCACAGTACGGAAAAGTTTTGGAAAATATTTCTCAGTTCCAAAACATGGAAGTATCAAAGCTAGACCAGACAGATTGGGCAGCTTTGAAAGAGAGCGATCCGATGGAGTATATGGATAAGCGTATAGAACTTCAGGAGGCCAGGGAAAAGTCTAATCAGCTCCAAGCTGAACAACAGCGACTATCCCAGCAAAACCAGAAGGACTACGAGGTAAAGCTAACAGAAGTGTTGCAGCAGGAAGCTGTAGAACTTCAGAAGGTTTTACCAGAGTATGCAAATCCTAAATCCAATATGAAACAGCGCTTGAGAGACTTTGCTCTAGGGCAGGGCTTTTCAGAACAGGATATTAATTCAATAACCGATCACCGCGTAGTCCTAGTGTTGCACAAAGCAATGCTACAAGACGAGGCACAGAGCGGTACTGTTCGCAAGGTTACTAAGAAGGTTCCGCGAGTTGTCAAGGCAGGCTCTCCAGAGAGTAAAGCTCAGCGAGGACAGCGTAGCTTAAAGGATAAGCGAGAGAAATTGCGGAAGACGGGTCATCCTAGAGATGCTGCAGATGTTTTTATGGATTTGATCTCTTGATGAAAGGATAGCCAATCATGGCCCAACCTACTGGAATTTATGTTACATACACTGCCAGGGGTCTTAGAGAAGACCTGGAGAATGTAATATACAACATCTCTCCTACAGAAACCCCGTTTATGACGATGGGTGGTAGGACTGATGCTATTGCGGTTAATCACGAGTGGCAGACCGATTCTCTAGCTGCTGCTGTTGCTACTAACTACAACGAGGAAGGCGCGACGCTTACTGCTGCAACACCTTCCGCCACCACTCGACTTGGCAATATTTGCCAAATCAGCTTGAAAACTACGCTAGTTTCTGGCACTCTTGATGCTGTAAGTGCAGCTGGTCGGAGAGAAGAGCTAGCTTATCAGATGTCTAAACGTGCTGCTGAGTTAAAGCGCGATATGGAAACTTCTCTGGTAGGCGAGAATAGTGGCAAAACTGCTATGGCCGCTATTAGTACTGTGCGTAAATTTGGAAGTCTCCCTGCGTGGGTTTCTACTAATGTAAGCCAGACTGGTTCGGGCGCTGGCGCAGGCGCTGGGCGTACCGATGGTTCTACGCGAGCCTTTACCGAAACTCTACTGAAAGCCGTGATCCTACTTTGTTATCAGGCGGGTGCGAATACTAAGTACCTGATGATGAAGCCGAGCCAGAAGTCTACGTTCTCTAGCTTTGTAGGCGTAGGCGGAGCAAGTGGTGTTTCCAACTGGACCGATACTGCTGACGGTCGCATTATCGGTGGTATGGATATCTACGTATCCGACTTTGGCGAAATGGCTGTAGTTCCTAACCGTTTCCAACGGGCTAGGGATGTATGGCTTATTGATCCTGAGTATTACAAACTCGCTTACTTGCGTCCGTTCACGCAGAGGGAAGTCGCTAGTACTTCTGACGGCGAGCAACGAGCTATCATCGTTGAATACACCTTACAGGTGGACAACGAGCTAGCGCTAGGCGCAGTCTACGATCTTGCCTAGATCGCGTTAGGTCAATAGGGAGGGGTCTAAGTAGGCTCCTCCCACATTGAGAGGATGGAATAGTGAAAGACCCAATCAAACGTGAATTTAGCTACGATCACACCGAAGACAAGGGCATAATTCACTCTGTACAAGATGTAGAACCTCTCTTGGATTTAAACAAGAAGGAGCAAACCGGCGATTCTATGTACGGTACAGGCAAAGGACCGTTAGGTATGCGTAAAGTAGCCAGCATCCCTCTTATTATCATCGAAAAGTGGAAAGCTGAACTGGGCGTGGACGCGATGAACAAGGAACACATGCCCAAGGTGAAACAACTTTTAAACGACCCAGAGTATCGCTACTTGCGAACTGGCGGGGGTACTATCTAATGGCTCTATCCACGTTTTCAGATTTGAAAACAAGTGTGGCAAACTACTTGAATCGTAATGATTTAACAACTGTCATACCAGATTTCATAACGCTGACTGAAAACAGGTTGAATCGGGA